ATGTACAGGTCGACTATTCTCAGATGAACGATTCAGAACTAATCAAACAGTTCCGTAAGCAACTAAAGGCTGAAAAGAAGGCACGTTTAGAGGCAGAATCTAAACTTACTGAATTAAGTAAGGGCCAGAAGGAACGGGCAATTAAGGATGTTCTTACATCCAAGGGTGTACGCCAGAGTATCGCTAAGTATATTCCAGCAGACATTGAGCCAACAGAGACAGCAATTGAATCCTGGCTTGCAGAGAACGCAGAAGACTTTGGTCTTCAGTTTGAGCAAAAGCAGCAGGTCAATGCAGAGGATGTTAACGCTCTTCGTCAGATGGATAGAACACTAGACGGTGCGGCTTCACCCGCTTCATCAGATGACCTCATGGCGCGTATGGCGCAGCATGAAGGTTCTGTTGAAGATTTCTTATCCATGATTCGCGGTGAGTAATCCGCATTTAACTTCTAACGAAAGGATATCAGCCTCATGGCAGATATTTTCACAGGCGCTGGTTTAGGCGTCGATGGTGCGCCAAACTATTTGGCAACCAACCTTGTAACAATGGCATACGACAAACTCGTCGAGAAGAATCTTCGTCTTCAGCCACAATTCCGTGCAATCGTTGACAAGAAGCCAGGAAGCCTTACACACAATGGCTCATCTGTTCGCTTCCAGTTCCACAACGATATTGCAGAAACTGACATCGCATCAGCACGTCTCTCAGAGGCTGTTGACCCAGATGCAGTTGCAATGCCAGCAACATCTTACGTCAACGTTGAGGAAGATGAGTTTGGTCGCGTTGTAATCCCTACACGTAAGTTGGGACTTATGTCTCTTGCTGATGTTGACCCATGGATTGCTAACGCAGTCGCATTCAACATGGCAAAGACACTCGACAACGGTGTTCGCGCTGTTCTCGATACAACAACAAATCTCCTTGCTAACACAGTTGCATCTGGTGTTACTGCTGTTAAGGGACGCTACGATGGAACAAACATCAACGGTGGAAATGGTTCAACTGCTGCTAACTCAGGCATGTCAGGTGAGGCAATCCGCGAAGCAACAACAAAGTTCCGCTCAAAGGGCGTAATGGAGCGTTTCGGCGCATTCTATGTTGCTTACATCCACCCAGAAGTTTCACACCAGTTGCGTACTGAGACAGGTGCAAACACATGGCGTACACCACATGACTACCAGGATGCATCAGCACTTCTTGCTGGTGAACTCGGTTCATGGGAAGGTGTTCGCTTCATTGAGACACCAAACGTTACAACTTCAACAACATCTGGCGTTACAACATATAACTCATATGTTCTCGGCGCTCAGGCACTTGCTGAGGCTGTCTGGAAGGAGCCAAAGATTGAATTTGGTAACATCTCAGACAAGTTGAACCGTTTCCGTCCAGTCGGCTGGCACGGTATTCTCAACTGGGGACTCTACCGTCCACAGTCACTTATCAAGATTACATCTACAAAGTAATTTGACGGGTGGGGCCAGGGGTAACTCTGGCCCTATCAGTAAGGTTACTTGAAAGGGCAACTATGACCTACCTATTTGAAACTCCGACAGTGAGTGAAGGACCTCTCGCAGAGGGGCGTCTATTTAGCCGTTACAGGCTCGTAAAGGGCGTTTCAGTGCTAAAGATGGACGGAGAGTACTTCGAGGTCCGATACGCCTCAGAGGACGAGGTAAAGGCTTCTGACAAGTTCTACCTTGGGGGCATCACCTATGAGGTAGATGCTGCGGAAAAGGCTGACCTAGAGGCAGCAGGGTACACAGTAAGGACGGTGGAATGAAGCATAGGGAGACACATCCAGAGGATGTAGATGGTTGCTTTGGATGCAAAATTATGGGGCTGCAACTTAGCCCAGGAGATGCCAAGTCAACTAAGAACATTAGCAATAAGGCTTGGGACAATGAACTAAAAGCCTATGAACACGCCAGAGCACAAGGCATTCAGCCTTCTGGAACTTCAATGAAGGCAATCAAGGAAGCAACTGCTGCAAGCGAAGCAATGGGGACTCCATATAGCGCAGATACTGCAGGTGTTAGTGCAAGCAAGATAACCAAACAAACAGCAAGCAAACTAAAGGAAGTGGGTCTAGTCTAATGTCAGTTAAGGGCGAAAAGTACAAGTCAAAAGCAGCAATGAAGAAGCATGAGAAGAATGAGTCTCCTGCAATGCGCTTGAAGGAATACGGCATGAAGAAGACCGTAACTAAGAAGATGGGGAAGAAGAAGTAACCATGGCAAAGAAGACATCATATATTGGCAACGTAGTCAAGGAAGTTAAGCAGACAGCAAAGAGCGCAAGCAATGCTGTTGATAAGTACTTGAACGGAAACCGTCCACTTCCTAAGGGAATGAAGATTGGTCCATCAAACGTAAAGAAGGAAGCAGGACAACTCGCTGGTGCTGTTCTCCAGGGTCGTCGTTATGACGCATCAGGAAAGCAGATTAAGAAGAGCACTTCTTCTGACATTACAAAGAAACTTAAGTCACTTAAGCCACTTAACCTTGACAAGAAGTACGCTTCTTCAAGTTCAGCACCTAAGCGTGCTGTCAAGAAGTCAGTCGCTCCTATGCCAAAGAAGACCGCTAAGCGATGAAGAAGACAAAAGTCCAAAAGGTAATGCATGAGTTTAAGACTGGCACACTCCACTCTGGTAAGGGTGGCAAGATTGTTAAGTCTCGCAAGCAGGCTGTTGCTATCGCCATGAGCGAAGCAGGAATGGCTAAGAAAAAGAAGAAGAAGTGAAAGACTCACGATTAACTCGGGCAGGAGTCGCTGGCTATAACAAGCCAAAGGCTACTCCTAGTCACCCTACTAAGTCACACGTTGTTGTGGCTAAGGTAGGTAGCCAGATTAAGACCATACGCTTTGGACAACAGGGCGTTTCTGGCTCACCTAAGAAGGCTGGGGAGTCTGCAGCATACGCAGCGCGTCGCAAATCCTTTAAGGCGCGTCATGCGAAGAACATATCTAAAGGAAAAATGAGTGCCGCATATTGGGCAGATAAGGTGAAATGGTAAACAATTATGGCAAAAGCAACTACAGATACACAAGGTACAGGCGGAAGCAAGATTCGCGTATCACAAGCAACAATCGATAAGATTAAGAAGATGGGTATGACTAAGGCACTTGCTGGTGCTAAGTCTGCTAACCCTGAAATGAAGGAAGCGCTTACACGTATGTATGGCGCAAAGCGTGTATCAGCAGCAGGTTCTTCATCTGCTAAGTACACATCTCCAGATGCTGCTCGCGCAGCAAATGCACCTGCTCGCTTTAAGACAGCAGACGCTGCACGTAGTTCTGTATCGACAAAGACTACAACAAAGCCAACACCAAAGCCTAAAGCAAAGCCAACTCAGACTGCATTTGGTGTTTCAGTTGCTGACTGGCGTAAGGCATATGGCGCACCTGCAACAACACCTAAGCCAAAGGTAAAGACTGCAGCACAGAAAGCAGCAGAAGCAAAGGTAACAGCAGCACGTCGCAAGGCAGCAGCAGCAGCAATGAAGGCTGCAAACGGACGCACTCACTAATAATTAAAGGAAATCATGACAACAACTTACGCTAATTTGGTGGATGAAATCCTCTTTAATATGTCTGGATATACGCTCCGTCAGGACCGTACTACCCATATTACTGAGGATATCTCATCTACTGCTGTATCGATTAAGTTCGCCAACTCTGCGCAGATTAGCAAGGGTGCTGTTGAGATTGATGATGAACTTATCTGGCTTGATGACTACGACCGTACTTCTTCTACGGCTAACGTACCTCCGTATGGTCGTGGTTATCAAGGCACAACTAAGGCTTTGCACACTGCTGGAACTAAGGCAACAATCGCACCTACATTCCCACGTGCATCAATTAAGAAGGCTATCAACGATACAATCGATGCAGTCTTCCCAAATCTATTTGGTGTTGGCACACACACATTCTCATACAATGGTGTACAGACAGCATACTCACTTCCTGCAGAAGCACAGACAGTGCTTTATGTCTCATATCAGACTACTGGCCCAACAAAAGAGTGGCTACCAGTTAAGGGATGGAAGCAGGACCCACTAGCAAATACATCAGCATTTGCCACTGGTAATACTGTTTCTATCTATGATGGAGTGCCAGCAGGTCGCACAGTCCAGGTATTCTATTCAAAGAAGCCAGGAACTCTTTCAGCACCTGGAGATGTATTTGAGACAGTAACTGGCCTGCCTTCATCTTGCAAGGATGTAATCGTCTATGGCGCGTCAGCGCGTCTTATGTCATTCATCGACCCAGGTCGCTTGAACTACTCATCTGCAGAAGCAGACCAGGCTGATACAAAGGTTCAGTACGGCTCTGGAGCATCTACTGCTCGCTTTATTCAGAACCTTTTCCTTACACGTCTAAGCGAAGAATCCAAGAAACTTCGCGATGTCTATCCTATCCGCATTCACTTTACGAGGTACTAATCAATGCCAACACCACGCAAATATTCCTCCATCTCTCAAGAGACATCTCTTGCTGTAGCACTTAACTCTAGTGCATCATCAATGACCGTTGTTGATGCCTCAATCCTTTTTGCTGGCATCAATACCATTGCAAGCGGTGAGTACTTCACAGTAGTTATTGACCCAGATACAGCACTTGAAGAAATTGTAGACGTCAAGTATCCTTCTGCTGCTGGTAATAACACACTTACTATTGACCGTGGTCGTGACGGCTCACAGCCTATCGCTCACTCACCTTCTGCGAAGGTACGTCACATGGGTATTGGTCGTGACTTCCGTGAAGCCAATGACCACATTAACCAGACTACTGGTACAGCCCACGGACTTGTACTTACCGACGTAGTTGAAGTAACTGACACTGGCACAGTATCTACTCAGATGCTCGCAGCAAATGCTGTAACAACTGCCAAGATTACAGATGCAAATGTTACCACTGCTAAGATAGCAGACGCTAACGTTACTACAGCCAAGATTGCTGACCTTAACGTAACCACAGGTAAGATTGCAGACTCTGCTATTACATCAGCCAAAATCGCTGATGGAACTATTGCTACTGGTGATATCGCTGATGCAGCAATTACTACAGCAAAGGTAGCCGATGGTTCTATTACATCCGCTAAGTTGGCTGACGGTGGCATCGCTACAGGAGACATTGCTGACCTAGCAGTTACTACTGCCAAGGTTGCAGATGGAGCGATTACTTCGGCTAAGATTGCCGATGGCGCAATTGTCGCTGGCGACATTGCAGACGGCGCTATTACTAGCGCCAAGATTCTTGATGGAACAATCGCAACAGCAGATATTGCTGATGGTGCTATCACCTCTGCAAAGATTGCTGACGGAACAATCGCCAATGCTGACATCTCAGGAACTGCTGGTATTGCCTACAGCAAGTTGAGCCTTAGTGGAAGCATCACTTCTGCTGATATTGTAGATGGAACCATTGTTGCATCAGATATTGCTAATGGAACAATTACTGCAGCGAAGATGGCTGTCGACCCATATGCACGTGCTAACCACACTGGTACACAGCCAGCATCTACTATTTCTGATTTTGACACACAGGTACGCACTAATCGTCTTGACCAAATGGCTGCACCAACAGGTTCACTTTCAGTAAATAGCCAGAAGGTAACTAATCTTGGTACACCTACAGTTGATGCAGACGCTGCAACAAAGTTGTATGTAGATACAAAGGTTGCAGACCTAGTTAACTCAGCACCTGGAACACTTGATACTCTTGGAGAGATTGCTAACGCAATTCAATCAGGTGGAACCGTCTATGAGTCATTTGTACTTAAGGCTGGCTCTACAATGACTGGCCCTCTCACACTATCAGGCGCACCTACAAATAATTTGCATGCAGCAACTAAGGCTTATGTAGATGGAGTTGCTGGCTCAACTGCTGCTGCACAGGCTGCTGCTGCAGCCGCTGCTGCATCTTATGATTCATTTGATGACCGTTACCTTGGCTCTAAGTCAACTCCGCCAACACTAACTAATGCTATGTATGCATGGACAGGCACAGAATGGGGTTCAATCTCATCTACTGCCGATATCTACCGATTCCGTTTCACAGCATTAGGCGGTGAAACATCAGTATCTGGAACAGATGCTAATGGTTTGACTCTTGCATATATTCCAGGCAAAGAGCAGGTATATCTTAATGGTGTACTTCTTGCTCGCACATCAGATTATACAGCAAACAACGGAACATCTATTTCGTCTCTTGCAGCGCTTGCTGCTGGAGATATTGTAGAGATTATTACTTTTACAGCATTTGAACTGGCAGATTCTATTGCTCGTTCACTCTTTGATGCTAAAGGCGATATTCTAGTAGCAACATCTGCAGACACCCCAGGCAGACTAGCACTCGGAACTAATGGTTATTATCTTAAGGCTAACTCAGCAACAGCAACTGGTCTTGAATGGGCAGCAGTTCCTAACCCAGATTTAACACCATACGCAACAGTAACAAGCGTTACAACATTATCTAACAAGCATAATGATGACACAATCATGGCAATTATGGGAGCATACTAATGACTAAAGCAAGAGACCTAGCAAACCTTGCATCAACAGCAACCACACAGGCTACAGATGCTGAGGTTGCAGCAGCAATTGCTGCCATACCACTACCAGATTCAACACCAACAGCACTTATGACAATGGGAGCATAATCAATGGCAACAACATATAAAGTACTGGGTCAAGTAAACCCATCAGCAACAACTGCTACAACTCTCTACACCGTAGGTTCTGGAAAGTCTGCAGTAGTTTCAACAGTTACAGTAACTAATCAAGCAGCAACAGCGGCTACATTCCGTGTAGCAGTGCGCCCAGCAGGTGCGACTCTTGAGGCAAAGCACTATGTGGCATACGACGCTCCACTTGCTGCAAACGACTTAACTGCTATCACAATTGGTATTACTCTTGCAGCAACTGATGTAATCACAGTATACGCATCAACTGCAAATGTTTCATTCAATGCTTTTGGAAGTGAGATTCAATAATGGCTATTGCTAAACTTGTACCTGCTGTATCAACTAGCGATTCGCTTACTGGTGTAGGCGCTGCTGCAGTTAAAAGACTATAT